TAGAAGAACAGTTAAATGAAATGATTCGTCAAAAATATACATTTATTAATTATAACGGTTTACGTTCAACACGCTTAGCTGAAATGACATCCAACTACACGCGTAATATTTTTGATAACTCAGTTGTTATAATTGATGAAGCTCATAACTTAATAAGTCGAATTGTTAATAAAATAAAGAAAGAAAAAGGCATTACAGGTGAAGAGAAAAAGAAAAAGAAAGAAGAAGAGGGTAAGGAAGGAGAGAAAAAGGAAGAAGATAGCATATTTGGGGAACAAACACCCTTAAATTTAGCAACTAAATTGTATTACATGTTATTAAGAGCTAAAAATGCTCGTGTTGTATTATTATCAGGTACACCAGTTATTAACTATCCAAATGAGTTTGGCATATTATTTAATATCCTAAGAGGTTACATTAAAACATGGAAAATACCTTTAAATGTTAAAACTAACAAAAAAATTGATAAACAAACACTTCAGGAAATATTAATGGGAGAGAAATCACTTGATTATTTAGATTATTCCCCATCAAGTAAAATTTTAACTATTACAAGAAATCCATTTGGTTTTAAAAATAAGATTAAAAAGGAATCTGGTTACCAAGGCGTATCTAATGTTAAAAAGGAAGAAAGTGGTGACTTAGTAATTGATAATGAATTTACTTCTGATGACGATTTCGAGAGAAAAATTATATCTATTTTAAAAAGAAATGACATCGATGTAATTCCTTCAGGAATTCAAGTTATTAATCAAAAAGCATTGCCTGATGATTTTAATACTTTCATGAGTAGATATATTAATGATAGTGATAAAACGCTTCAAAATGTAGACGCATTAAAAAGACGCATAATTGGTTTATCATCTTATTTCAGAAGTGCTCAAGAAAGTTTATTACCTAGATATAATAAGCAGCTAGGCATAGATTATCACATTGTTAGAATACCTATGAGTGACGTTCAATTTAAAGTTTATGAAGCAGCGCGTAAACAAGAGAGAGAATTAGAATCGAAAAAACCTAAATTTAATACAGAAGAATTATTTGAAGAAAAGGCTTCAACTTATCGTATATTTTCTCGTTTATTTTGTAATTATGTTATGCCAGATAGACCTATTCCTATGAGTAACAAAAAGAAAAAAGGTGATGAAAAAGAAGGAGTTCAAGAAGAAATGCCTGAAATGGCACAACTTATTAAAGAAGGAACTAAAATTGAATCTAAACAAGATGTTGAAGATGAAAGAGAGGGTGAAATTGAAGGTGATGAAATCCTTGACGCAATTGGAGGCACAAATTATAAGGAACGCTTAGATAGAGCTATTAAAAATATTGAAGAACATTCGAATGATTTCTTAACACCCGAAGCACTTGAAACATATAGTCCTAAATTTTTACATATATTAGAGAATATTGATGATCCAACAAATCACCCAGGTTTACATTTAGTTTATAGTCAGTTTAGAACTGCTGAGGGCATTGGTCTTTTTAGTTTAGTTCTTGAAAAAAATGGTTTCGCTAGATTCAGAATTAAAAAGAATCATCTTAATGTTTGGGAAATTGATATTCCTGAGGTTGATGAAGGTAAACCAACATATGCTTTATATACAGGTACTGAAACATCAGAAGAAAAGGAGATGCTAAGACACATTTATAATGGTGAATGGAATCAAATTCCTGAAAGTATTAGTAGTGTATTAAAATCAAAATACCATAACAATAATATGGGTGAAGTTATTAAAGTTTTCATGATTACATCATCTGGTTCAGAAGGTATTAACTTGAGAAATACAAGATATGTTCATATTATGGAACCTTATTGGCATCCTGTTAGAACTGAACAAGTTATTGGACGTGCCAGACGTATTTGTAGTCACAAAGATTTACCCAAAGCTCTTCAAACTGTCGAAGTTTTTATATATTTAATGATTTTCTCTGAATCTCAACTTAAATCTGATGAAGCTATCGAATTAAAGAGAAAAGATTTAAGTAAGGCAAAACCAAGAGTTCCTATTACAAGTGATCAATATCTTTTTGAAATATCAGAAATTAAAGCTAACTTAACCGCTCAACTTACTGACGCAGTTAAAGAATCCTCATTTGATTGTTATATTTATTCAAATGGTAAATGCGTTAATTTTGGTGATCCAACAAATGAAAAATATGCTTATGTCCCTAATTATGCTGAACAACAAAATGATACTACTGTTAGGGCTAATAAAGTGGCAATTGAATGGGTTGGTAAACCAATTACTATTAATGGTGTTGAATATGTATATAGAAGAAGCAGTAAGGATCTTTTAGATCTTTATGATAAAGATACATATTTAAGAGCACTTGAAGATGCTGCTGTTCAACCATTAAAAGTTGGTACATATGAGATTAATGAACGTGGAGAGAAAGTTTTAAAATTAATAGCATAATGAAATGGTAATTTTGTCCTTTGTTTAAATAACTATATTAATAATATACTTATTTAATTATTTTTTTGTAATAAATTTATTATCATATCTAATTTTGAATTTAATGATTTTACTTCTGACTGTAACTCTTTTATTTTATCGTCATTGGTGACATTATTATTAATTTCTTCAAAAGATAAAGATATATTATTTTCAAATTCATTTTCAGGTTGTTTTACTTTTTTAAGTTTTTTAAATATATTTTCTTCGATTTCTGAATCTGATGTTTCTGTATTATTTCCCCATGTAACACTTTTTTTTGTAGGAGATTGTTGTACATTGTCCATATTTAAATATCTAAATCTGCTTTCATTTATAGGCTGTGGTTCTTTTGTTATTTTTTCAGACTTAAGAGAGGTTTCTTTTGGTTTTAACCAACTATCATCAACAATAGTATTTTTTGTTATTTGTTCAACCTCATAATTTCTTTTGGCAGTCATTTCTTTTATAATTTTATCCATCTCTCCAATTGGTTTATCCTCATATTTATCTAAAAAATTTGGAACTGGCGGCGCCTTCACAACCATTATATTTTCAAACTCTTCTTGACGTTTATTTAAATCTTTATCGAATTGAGATTTACGTTCATTATGTAGTTCTTCGGCTGTAATAAATTCTTTTACATGTGTTTCATCTAATATTTTTATTTTGTTAGGCATTTGGTGTGTAAAATTTTTTTTAATATGATTTAAAATTAACAAAATATATTTTTTATTTATATCTACTAAGCTATTCGTTTTAGTTCTCTCTATTTCAAAAAAACCCTTAACATTATTTGAAAACAATTCAGCTACTTTGCTCTGAATATCTCTCGAAAGAAACTTAAAAATATCCTCATCACTAATAACATCCCAAAGTGTATTAAGATTTTCTTTATGTAAAAAGGTATTGATATTCATTAAATATATAATTATAAAACCTTATTTTTATATATTTTTTACGTTTTATAATGAATCATTAAAATAAATATGTCTAAATTTATTCATATAATCATCTTTTAGTATATGTGTTTTTAAGTAATGTTCTGTCATTTTGTCTTCAAGCATATGAACAATAAAATATAGAGAATAAATTCCGCATTCTGTATTTCCATATTGATGTTCAATTCCTTCATTACTATCGAATTTAAAATTTATTTTTTTCTTTAAATTTAAACCTTGATCTTTAATGCGTTCAACCAATGCCATTATTTGGGGTAAAGGTTTATCACCAGTGCTATCAAAGAAAAATATCTTCTTTTTCTTTATATTAATAAACATTGAAATCCAGTGTTGACCAGGCTTATTATGAGGATCTGTATTAAAAATAATTCCTATTTTTGTTTTACCATTTTTAATCTGGTCTTTAAGACTAAAATTACAAAGTTCATCCCATACACATTCGCCATACAACTTTCTTGTATCAAAATCAATGGGAGTTGGTCCTATAAAATCAAAACATTTATATGCTTTTTCGTATTGTTTCATTACATTCATAATATCAATACTTGATAACCATTCATTTGGATTTTTCTTCCATTCAGGAGGAGATTCTGGAGCAAATGAATCGGCTATATCACTTTGTAGAGGACCAAATTCCGCTTTTTGTTTTAACCAACAAGATTCTTTATTACAAACACCACTTAGTTTTTCAGTTATAAAACGATGAATTTCTTTTGGAGAATTTGATGTAATTTTAACATCAGGATGTCTAGCATTCCACAAATCTCTTAATTTATAAAGTGACTTATTTGTATAGCATGAAAAATCATTTATCTCTCCTTTTGGTTTAGGACTACAATTAACTTTTTCAAGATTTACATTTTTAATCGTCTTATTATTATTTTTTATATTATGGTGTATTCCTTTTAATCCTCCTTTTTTACCCTTCCTTGTGTTATTTTTTTTCGTTTTCATTTTTTTTGTTTTTGTCTTCATAAATATTAGTGATATTATTCTTTTTTAAACCCTTATTTTTAAATTCTGGATCATTTAAATTAATGTTCTTTTGTTTTGGTAATATTATTTCATCCTTCTTTTTTGTCCTAGTTCTTGTAACATATTTATCTAAAGTTGGAACATCCATTTTAATTGAACGCATTAATAAATTATCGGCATCTACAACATTTCCAGAAATATCATTTTCATTACAGCATAATTCAGGCGGCAATTCCATGTCTTTATATTCAGATTGTATAATATCATTATTATCAACTGTTTTAAAATAACTTATTGATGAGTTTAAAAAATTACTATATGCGTACTTTACATCTGGAAACAAATTGTCTGGACTATTTCCAGATATAATTTCCTTAAATAAATTATATATGCGTTTTTTATAAAATTTAATCTCTTCTTTATTTTCTTTTTTTGATTGTTTGCTTTTAAGATGTTTATTAATAAAATCTTTGTTTAAAAGACAATCAATGGTTAATTGGTTTACGTAGGCTTGCGACATATATATTTTATTTTATTTAAATGAAATATAATTATTACGTATTTATTTTCTTAAATCTTTTATTTTATTAACATGTTTGTTTTGTCATATCTCTAACTTGAACTCTAGTATTATTCATAAAAATGCCAGAACCAACTATTTTAGCATCTGGATTTGGGTTGAATTGTGAAAAACTTTCATTTTGAAACAATAATTCATGAGGATTTGGTTGGGTTACAGTTTTAAATTTATAATCATATAAATCACTACTACTATTTGGTACATAAACTGATTGACTACATTTTTGAAGAGCATAAACCTGGTTACGCAATTCAGACTCTAAATTTATATTTGAAGCAAAACCAGACCATGGGGAAACTGTATTACCAGGGTTGAAAACTTTATTAACATTATATGTTGGCATTTGTTCCATTGGGGTTTTTATTTCTTTTCTAGGATCAACAATAGGAAAATAAGAATATTTTGTCATTACAGGTCTTACGTCTAAATATGGTTGAAGCATTTGGGAAGGAATATTTCTATCGTATATTCTTTTATTTGTTTCATTATGTATATTTGATACACATTCAGGAGTTTGACTATATGGGTTATTCATTTTATATAATTTATAAATATATTATTTTATATAAAATTGCATTATTAAAGTATGTTTATTCTATATTTTTGGCATAATTGTATTTTTGTAATCTGATAACAGTTTTTGTGAAACATCATTTAAATTTTTGATGTAATTTGTATAAACTTCTACCTTTTTAATTGCTCTTAAATATGATTTACATTCTAATACATTTATGGTATTACATAAATTCCCCCATTCATAGTCTGTTTTTTTATTCATCATATCATTAATTTGTTTACACATTTCTTCATCATTTCCAGAACATATATTAGATTTACAGCTTGTTATACAATTATTTCTTAAATTAGATAATTTATTGATTTCTTCAGAAATTAAAGATTCATAATTTTTTAACTTTATATTTCCAATTTCAGAATTAATGCTATTTAATTCTTCTTGAGTATCAAGTGTTTTAGATTTAAAAAATTCAAACATTCCTCCTTTACGATTCTTAGATGTTTTTCTTTTTCTAGTATTTTTTTTTCTAGTATTTTTCATATATATTATATAAATTTATTATATATTTAAAATATATAATGATTTCGAAATCAAATTTACATGAAGCTCAAAGTAAATTTTTTAATTTATTTATTTATATATCATATGCCTTATTGTTTATTTCAGCATTAGGAATATCTCAAACGGCACCAAAATATCTTGATTCTATGGAATATTACATTAGAATATATATTTGTTTATTTTTAATGTGGCGTTTTAATCCGTTGAGAGAAAAATATGAATTTACAGACTTAGACAGAAAAATAGCATTTAGTGCTGGAGCATTTATCTTAACTACCACAGCATTAAATCAATATCTAGAACAATTAAAGGGAATAGCAAAAAAAATTATATAATAGATTAATTAATATTTTCTTTGCGTTTTATTTAGTTTATAATTTTTTGTTTTCTTATTTCTAATAGTTTTATTTTTTTTTGTTTTATTAAAAAATTCTTGTAAATGTTTAATAATTTGTTTCCCAACAATTTTATCCATTTCATATTCTTTTGTTTCTTTATCAATACAGTCATATTTATATAGCTTAAACTGTTCATTCATTATTTTGATAAATTCTTCATCATTATTAATTATTTTTTTACCAATATCACTTTTAGAAAAAATGTCTAACATGTAATCAAACTGTAAATCATGATAATATGGTTTAACATTTATGTAATATATATTATCATTAGCCATTTCAGGATAAAAGGTATCGTCTAAAAAACATATTTCAGCATTTGTTGGTAATTTTGTACATTTGATAAAATCATGATACGTTTTATCATGTGTTGTTCTACAAACTTCAACAATCTTACCATTTATTTTAAAAGCTGAAATAAGCTGATCAAACAGTTTATAATTTATTTTTTTACTAAAATAATCTATTATATGGTGTGCCCACTCCTTTGGTCCGTTATTATTTGTATATATCATCATTTTATGACAACATAATGATTGTTTCTTGCTCTTTAAGTAGTTCAAAATATTTATTATATTTGGTCTCAAAAATTCAGGAAATAAATCTAATATATCATTAAAATCTAACTGCGTCAATGTCTCACCATTTTTATTTTTTAAATAATATATTAGACAATCCCAAAATATACCAAATTCTGTAAAATATCCAAGTGTTTCGTCTAAATCAAAAACAACTATTTTCATGCTAATATATGTTTAGTTTTTGATTTTTAAAAAAATCTTTATTTAAGAGAATTATTTTAATAACAATCCAATGTAGATAATTATTATATTTGTAAATAATATAAAACTAATTATGTCCGAATTAAATAACGCTGATTATAAAAAAATTTTAGAATATTATCAAAAACCTATACCAAAATCTAAAAGATTGCTCAAAATTTATGCTGAAAAAATCATGTCAGAAAAATTATGTAGATGTATTAAAAAAGTTGATAAGGAAAATGAGGCTCGCGCAATTGGAATATGTACTAAAACGATATTTAATAGAAAAGGATATACAAGAGGCAAATTTAAATGTAAAGGAAAATCTACAGTTAAATTTAATAAAACACTTAAAAATAAAAATAAAAAATAATTATATCAAATTACTATATGAGTATTAAATATGTTGATATAATTATTATTGGAAGTGGTATGGCTGGGTTGTATAGTGCTTATAATATTAAAAAAACCTCTCCTGAAACATCATTTCTAGTATTAGAAAAATATAAAAAAGAATGGATTGGCGGAAGAACTAGTAATGAAATATTTTATGGAACTGAAATTGTAACTGGAGCTGGAATAGGAAGAAAAGGTAAGGATAAAATGCTTTACAAATTACTTGATAATTTAAAATTTCATGTATCGGAATATACTGCAAAACCACAATATTCAAAAGTTATGGACCACATTGACATAAAAAAAACAATTGATCTATTAAAAAAGGAACTTAAAAATTACATGGGAAAAAGTTTAACATTTAAAGAATTTGCTACAAATATTCTTGGAGAGAAAGAATATAAAAAATTTTTAATTTCAGCGGGATATACTGATTATGAAAATGAAGATGTTTTTGAAACACTTTATTACTATGGAATGGATGATAATTCATGTTGTTGGAAAGCATTTCATGTTCCTTGGCGTAAACTGGTTTTAAAATTATATCATCATATTGGAGAAAAACATTTTAAATTTTCAAATAATGTTGTTAGCATTCATAAAATTAGCGAACAACCATGTAGATTTCAAATTAATACTGAAAATGGAACGCAATATTTATGTAATAAAGTAATAGTTGCTTCTACAATTAATACTATAAGAAAATTATTACCAATGCCTATTTATAATGATATTGAAGGACAACCTTTTTTAAGATTATATGCTAAATTCAATAAAAAATCAATACCTATTATGAGAGAATATGTAAAAGGATATACAATTGTTCCTGGTCCACTTCAAAAAATAATACCAATGGATCCTGATAACGGCGTTTATATGATAGCATATAGCGACAATAAAAATGCTCTTACGCTTAAAAATCATCTAAAAAATACAATAGAAAATAGAGAATTATATGAAATGTTATTAGAAAAATCGTTAGGTATCCCAAATAATTCACTCCATATTCTTGCATTAAAGGACTATTACTGGCCAATTGGAACTCATTATTATAAACCATTAAATAAAGAGTTATATAGTAGTCGTGACGAATTTATCGATAAAGCGCAACATCCTGAAAAAGGAATTTTAGTAGTTGGCGAGGCTGTTAGTCGTAATCAAGGTTGGACTGAAGGTGCGTTAGAAAGTGTAAAAGATGTCTTGACAAAAAAATGGATTAAAACAATTTGTTAAAATAAATAATATCCATGATAACCAATTGCCGCAAAACCTAACATTAATAAGATTTCAAAGAATTTGCGCGTAGTTTTATCTCCATTATAACCAATATAAACTAATAATGGACCAACAATAAAGATATGAATTAAATTAACCCATATACCTTTATTATCCTTTAAATAACCATATGCTTTATACAAATGGTATACTATAATAAATAATCCTAAATAAAATAATACATTAAATAATCCGCTGGAAATTTTCTCTCTATTTATTCCAACATAAAGAAATAAACCTCCAACTATTATTATATGAAATAAATGAACTAACTTTTGACTATCCATATAAATTATATGATATTATTTTCTTTGTATATATTATATAATGAACTTTAACTACGAAAATACTGAAATACAAACTCAAACTGGAGGTAAAACAGTCCGCAAGGTTTCTATTAAAAAAGGAAAAGGTTATAAAAGCGTAACAAGATTTAGAAATGGTAAAAAGGTTTCAACTGTTAGAAAACCAATTCATATAGATCATATTAAACTTATTAAACAAAGAAAATTCATTCCAGGATTATTTTTAGATTGTACATGTAGAGAGAAAACTAAAACACGAAAAAATAGAAAATAAATAGTTTATTATTTTTGTCTTATAACAAATAATGGTTCTACTCGTTTATCAACTGGAAATATATATTCAATATGTTTACCAATTTCTTCAAATTTTAATTTACCCTTAAATTCTTTTAAATTGTTTTCATCTTGTTTTATATATTCGTTTGTAATCTTTTTAAGCTCGCTAATAAATGTATAACTATCATTGTATAAATTAACTGGTTGGCCTCCAGCACCTTTAAAATTTTTTAATTTATACACAATATCTAATACAATTTTTAAACGTTCTTCTTGAGAATATTTCATAATATTATTTATTTATATTATGAAATAGATTTAAATATATATTTACTATAATATATAGTTAACATGGATTTTAAATTCGATACTGATGAAGATTTTACTACAAATAATGTAACCATTGCTGTAAATAAACGAAATGGGACAAAATGTATTACATCTGTAACAGGGTTGGCGAAAGATTTAGATTTAAAAAAAATATTATCATATATTAAAAAAAAATATAATTGTAATGGTTGTATTGTTGATAATGAAGAATATGGTGAAGTTATGACTTTTACAGGTGACCAAAAGAAAAATGTTTATGATTTTTTAATCAAGGAAGAAATTAATAAGAAGGAAGAGATTACACTAAAAGGAATTTAACTTATTTCGATAAATGATCTAAAGCAGACAATAAAACTAATTCTTGGTCTGTTAATCTTTGAAATATTAAATTTTTATCCATAGACAATTGAAAATGACGCAGATTATAACCAAAATTTTTACAAACACAAAAAACACCGTCATCTGTTATTTTCATTTCGCAAAATAAAGCACCTTTTGTTAAATGAATATTAGTTGGATCTTCAATTGGAATCCATCTAATGTAAGCACCATATTTTAATTCATTCATTTCATCTACATATTTATAATCTTTTAATTTATTCATTATATCTAATGTATCTTTTCTCGATAAATGTAGTTCTTTTATGATATTTAAATTCATCTCTTTAATTTTATCAGTTGTAAAGTTCAAAAGGGTTTCGTTTGAATCATCATCTAATGCTTTTAATAGTTTATTTACGTCCATATAAATATATTTGAAATTATATTTAAATATATTTACTAATCATCCTTTTTATCATACTTTTTACCAAGCGCTACCAAAGGCTCCGCCTCCTAAAACTGCGTTAGCAGCCATAGGTTCACCAAATCCTTCACTCATTCCTGGAGTAGCAGCACCAACTAAAGGTGTTGTATCTTTTCTATACATAGAATCATAATTTGGTAATTGTTGGGCTTGAACAGTATTTTGACTTCCATATGTTACATCATTTGTTGGTAAAGCGCTAATAGCAGTTCCATCAGTGTATGTAGATGCAGGAGGAGGCATCATTTGTTGGCCAGAAATTGGTTGAGAAACCTTTACTGCGCCATTTTTACCAGCCTTCTTCTTTTTATCTGACGATGTACCATCCCATAATTCCATTACACGGTCAACTAAAACACTAACCTTTTCACCTAATTTAGTTTGTAAACTCATAGTAATCATTAATATTGCTAAAATAATGTAAACAATATGAAAATCAGGATACTTTATTCCACTATATGGAGGAATAAATGTTATTATTCTATGAATAATTAATAGACCTATAAATGTAACAATAATTTGAATAACTATTTCAGCTGATATTTCTAAACTACCCTTTTTATCATCTGACTCTGGAACATATTTACCCATTGATTTATTTAAAAGTACTATGGGGATAATAGCAAGTAATGCGTATTGAATAATGTTTAAAATATCTGATTTTGAATCATCATCAAAATTAAAAACATGCTTAAAAAAGCTTTTTGAATCATCGGAACTGTCCATATGATTTATAATTAGAAATTAATAATTTATTTAGAATTAATTTACTACTTTTATATAATTTATATTTAATTATGCTAAATAAAAAATTTATTTTATTATTAAATATAAATTTATTTATATTATATATGTATGTTTTAAATATATTTGAAAATGGAGTGGATGGGATTAAGGTTAATTATCCACAAAAAGCTACTGATTCTATAAAAAAAGTTATTTTTTTAAATAATTTAATTGTAGACGAATCTTCAATAAAAAAAGATAGAATTGATTTTTTAAAAAAACTTAATCAACTAGGATATACATTTTATTTTGCAAGAGAAAATGATGTAGAAAAAATTGATAAAAAAAAATGGGACGAATTATATGAAATTTTAAATGATAAAAATAAGAAAATTTTTACAGAATTATTTGATAAAAAAAATAAAAAAAATGGAGGAACAAAAAAAATAAAACGAAGATATAATACAAAAAATAAAAAAACTCAAAAAAGAAAATATAAAAAATAATTATTTTCCATATGGTGTATACATGTAAATTTTTGAAGCAAATGAATAATTTTTTACAGTAGCAGGTGTCCATTTATTGTTACCTCCATATCCATACATTAATCCATCTGCTATTACTGGACACGTAGGAAACCCTTCTTCATTATATAATATTTTTTGAACCTCACCATTTGATGAATTTAGTATGAATAAATATCCCGATTTTGTTCCAAAAAATGAATAATCGCCATACATTGCTATTGTACCTGATTCACCGGCACCAAAAACATTATTATTTGAAAAAGCCCATAAAAGTGATTCTCTATATGTTGCTGGTTTGTTTGCTATAATATGAGGAATATCATACGCAACTAGAAATGAAGCTGCGTCTGGAATATTTGGCGAAACTAAAAATCCGTTTACTTCTAGACCTTTTTCATAAACTTCGCAAGACTGTTCGCTTTTAGAAAAATCACCGGCATTATTTCCAGTGCTTTTTCTTATTAAAACTCTACCATCAAAAGCTAGACATCTTAATGTACCAATTTGGTCAGTTGAACCTTCTTTTTGCTCCCAAACCAAAGCATCTTTAAAAGCAGTATTTTCAAGTATCCCTTCCGAAAAATTAATTGATTTGGGATTTACTCCTTTTATTTTATCAAATAATTTATAATAATCAAATACAATTAATCTCGCCTTTGTACAAGCTAATAAATATTTTCCTGATAAGACCTTGTTGCCAACTTTATGATTATCAAATGTCGCTATTGTCGCAGACATGACATCTTGATTATTTCCATTTGGAAAAAATACGTTTGATTTTGCTTTTGACTTGCCAATTGTAATAGAATGGTCAACTAAATCAATTCTATTTGTTTTTAAAGCAAATTGAACAGCTCCATCACTACATTTTAATCCTACAACACTATCAAAAAATACTCTATTAAAATCACTTCCATAATTAAAATTATCTCTTTCATGAATGACCTCTGACCAATACTTCATTTGTCTTTTTCTTGTTTCACTTACAATATTTTCATCTACTTCCTTTGGTAATGGGTCATATATACCACTTTTAAGTCTGGCATTTGTTTCTCCATTTACAACCGGGTTACTAGAAATATAAGGATCCTTATTTCCTCCGTTTAATTTATCATAAGCACTATACATAATTCCATATGGAATATGATACAAATTACCTGTTCCAAAAATTATAGTGTCTTTTTCTTCTTCATAGCAAAAATTATTATAAGGACCGCCACCACGAATACTCAATTCATATGCTTCGTATTCATCCAATACTTTTTTACCAATTTGTGTTCTGTAAAGTGTTTTAAAAACTGGTTGATATTGTTGGTCTTCAGTTTCAGTTGCTTTTTTATATAAGTGTGTTCCTAGAATTGAAACTTTTTTACCTTGATTAGGACCATTCTGAATTATACATTCATATGATTTTGTTTCATCAAAAGTTGTATTTGGCTTAAATGTAAATTTTCCAAATTCCCAAGAATTATCGGGAGTTATATTACCAGTTAATAAATTAAATGTTCCTGAAGTTTTCTCTAACCCTTTTTTTGAATCTCCTTCTTTAAACTCATATCCTGGTTTTAAAGGGTAATATAATTGGATTTCATTTGCATCATTAGCAAAACTTCCAGAACTTAATTTATCTCCTTCAGCATATGGTTTAGGACCACTTGAGTAATCCCATAAAAATTCAGAATCATCGCCATTATCTTTATAAGCATATACCTTTCCAGAACCATTATAATAATTAAACAACTTAAATAACGTATCAAGTGTAACTGTACAATATGATAATGCAGATACGGAACTAGCTATAACTAGTGGATAGTTGCGGTGTTTATTTGGAGGTATAACAATAATTTGTCTCATAAGTAGACCACTTTTGGATATATTAGGTTGTCCTTTAATATATTTATATTGATTACCATCAGTAACTACCTTTCTCCAAACTAATGACAAGTCTTCACATCGGATTTTCATAATTGATGGATAAACTTGAGACTGACCAGTTGTATATAAATACCCATCATAAAGCGCAAATGGTCCTCTTGTTATATCATCACCAGTTGTTTCCAATTTTGTTGTATCTGTAGTAGGAATGCCTGTTATATCTGCTAATCTTTTTGCTAATACTATTTTTCCGGTATCTCTTGATTGTTTTATAATAATTGTCTCATTTGAATTAATTAAATTATGATAAATGCCCCAACCCTCCCATAATGTTCCTGATTTTAAATAATTTTCTTTTTCTTTTGAACCAACCTCCCATGCGTAATAAACAAATTCTTTATCGCAAACTCCACTAAATGATTGTTGATTTGCTGTTGTAGAAGGCGTATCTGTACTAAAAATATCATAAGTTTTTATTGTTTTTTCATTCATAAATTCAGGTGCTGGTAAATAAGAATCATTATTTAATGTTACCCCCGCACAAATTACTTCTTGTCGAGAACTTATATCACCATTTATATACTTACTAGATTTAGATGTCATAATATATATATAAATATAATTAATCTGTATTTAATATTTATTTATTATTTATATATTTAACATAAATAATATTATCTATTTAAAGATATCCTAAACAAATTAATAAAATGGAAGATCTAAATAGCTTTTTTGAAGATAAAAATATGGAGGAATATCAATATTTAAATATTATTCAAGATATTATTGATAAAGGAACTTGGGAAGAAGGTAGAAATGGAAGAACAAAGAGTATTTTTGGCAGCATGATGCGTTACTCTCTTAAAGATGGACAAATTCCTATTTTAACTACTAAAAAAACTGCCTGGAAGACCTGTTTAAAGGAACTTTTGTGGTTTATTAGAGGCGATACTGATAATAAAATTCTTAAGGAACAAGGTGTTCATATTTGGGATGCTAATGGTTCGAGAGAATTCCTTGATAGTAGAGGCTTAAAATTATATCCTGAAGATATGTTGGGACCTATTTATGGTTATCAGTGGAGAAATTTTAATGCTAGTTATCACTGTTTTACAGGCCATCCTATTGATGATCTTGAACATCCTTTTAATGGCGTTGACCAATTACAACAAATTATTGATGCTCTTAAAGACCCTAAACAACGAACCAGTCGCCGCTTGATAATGTCTGCTTGGAATCCTAAACAACTAGACCAAATGGCGCTTCCACCTTGCCATGTTATGTGTCAATTTAATGTTCATGATGGTAACAAATTATCGTGCTCAATGTATCAACGCAGTGGAGATTTCCCTCTAGGAATTCCCTTTAATATCGCATCTTATTCATTTTTAACGCATTTAATCGCAAAACATTGTGGTTTGGAAGCTTATGAATTTGTTCACTTTATTGGAAATTGTCATATTTATGAAGACCATATTGAACCCATCAAGGAACAACTTGTGAGAAAACCTTTCAAATTTCCAACAGTCGCTATTAAACAAGTTAGAGAGAATATTAATGATTATACTATAGAAGATTTTGAGGTACATAATTATCAAAGTCATGAGGCAATTAAAATGAAAATGGTTGCTTAAAAAAATTGAAATAAAAAAACGTCAAATAATAAAAAGCATAAAATAAGTATACTACAATGAGCGCGACTATTAACAAGCAATTAAATGATATTTTCGAGGATGTATATCATTTGTTTAACGAATCAATTATGGTTCCAGAATATTTAAATAAAACTGTAATTGAAAGATGTGTATTTGAATTTATGAATACAATTGATATTCAATCTGAGTGGGATATGACTGATGAAGAACGAGATATAAATAATGGTAAATATTTTGAAGCGGGACATAATGGCGTAGATGCTGTATTTTATCCATTTAACTCAAATGAATCAAAATATAATCCAATTAAAATACAGGATGCTATAAATGTTTGGGAAAATGCTATTATTTGTATTCAATCTTATTGTAAAGATGATGAATTTGTAGAAAAGGCTAATTTGTTAGAAGAGAGAATAAATAATTTAAAGTATTAACTATAAAAAATTTATAAAATTTATTAATATTTTTTACAACGATTTGACTTATTTTTTCTTTTTTTATTTTTTTTTTGTGTTTTCTTTCTATAAATATGTCTTCTTTTTCTTTTTCTACCTCCATCATGTTCTAAATCACGATTAAAACAGTTGTATAAATCCATGTAAACAGGATTACAGTTACCACTTGATGTAGTAGAAAGAGTTTTTATTTCCTCACTACATAATTTCTCGATTACTAATTTATTAGTCATTATAATACGTTCAAAAACACCTTCTGTACATCTCAATTTAATAACACCATAAACATTACATACCTCGTCTGTAAATTTTTTTATATATAAATCCTTATACTCTGAATTTTGTGACAATACAAATTGTATTATTTCCATTACATGATTTTTTGCTTCAGGATATGCTTGAACATATGCA